TACAGGAATTTCAAGTTTAAATTTAACAGGATGCACAAGAGGTGTTAATGGAAGTACGGCAGCTACTCACAGTACAAGTGATGCAGTTTTACAATTTCCTATTGGAATGACAGACATTCAAGAAGCAGACTATAGAGTAAAATCAACTTCAGTTGATACACCTATGACAAAAATTAGTAGATCACAGTATCAAGGATTTTCAAATAAAACAGACAAAGGTTTGCCAACACAATATTGGGTACAGAGATTTGTAGATAAAGTTACAATGACTTTATATTTAACTCCAGGTGCAGCTCAAGATGGAAACTATATTAATTTTTATTATACAAAAAGAATTGATGATGTAGGTGCATATACAAATGCAACTGATGTACCGTACAGATTTGTTCCATGTATGATTGCAGGACTATCTTATTATCTTGCAGTTAAATATGCTCC